CATCTGTTAACTCCGGAAAGATATCTTTCAGTTGATCATAAATTAAGTTTCTATTTGTTTGAATTGCTTTAAAAACTTCTTCGGTGTTTGTAATATTACTAACACCATCGAAAATAGAAAATAAATCTTCAACGTTCCCTAAAAAGATATCGTATGTATCGACCTCGTAAGTCTTCTCAATCTCTGTTTGATTTTTCCAAATATTTAATCGCATAATAATTAATTCTCCTTTTGTCTTCTATGTAAGTAGCGGATATACTACTTTTTTATTCGCTTTCGCTTTCTTTTGCTTTCAACGTGTCGCAAGTTGTTACTTCATCGAAGAAAGTCGTTAAATCTGCTTTACCATCTCTTTCGTCAACAACTAATGCTCGTTGAGATTTTCCTGTTTTTGTAAAAATATGTTGTGTTGAGATACCCGTATATGTCAACTGTTGGTTATTACTGTCTGTATCTGCGTTTTCTGTGGCACTTGTTTCTTCCGGCACCGCGAAAGATCCTTTTAGGCGCCATACATAACGATATGTACCATCTGTTAAACGTAATCTGTATCCTAACGCAAAATATGTCGGTTTACCGATACCATCCATTAACGCTCCGGTCAATGCGTCTACATCTTTTCCTGTAATTTCTCCCAAAGTTGCGATATCTAATACAGGTACTGTTAATGTGATTGTATCCGACCCTTCGGAGTTAATAGTTAACGCCGGTTTGTTATCGTAATACTTAGTATCACTTGATGTTTCTGTTGTTTTTGAAATTTCAGCTACAGGTGCCAAAATTTGTACTGGGCCGGTTGTATAACCTTCCCCATCTTCGTTATTATCAGTTAAAATTTTAGCGATAACTAGATTATCAGTACCGCGAAACTCATCTACATAAGTACTCATTTATTAATCCTTTCTAGGTATGTTACATTCATACCTCTTCCTGTATGTGTTGGCTCATCGCTAAATAGATCATAGCCAACACCATTTACAATAAATCCTTGTAATCTTAATTTGCTTTTCATTGAACGTAGAATTGAATTAACTAACGTTGGGTCAATTGAATAAAAATTTACGTCAAAATTCCATTCGGTAGTATTCTCTACATTGTCATAAAAAGTCATGTCTTCGGTGTCATTGTTCCAAAAAGTGAAAAAGTGTTTCGGATAGTCTTCATCTTCGGATAGACTTCCTTGCAAAAACACCGGATATTTTGCACTTTCTAAAACATCAATTAATAGTTGCTTTACATCCATAACTAGTCCCCTAATTTTAAATACTCTTCCATTACTTCTTTTTGAATACGCCTAATTTCAGCTTTTGTTTTTTGCCCAAAAATAGCGCGCCACAATGCCATATCTTTTTTTATACGTGGTGTACCATGCGTCCCATGCATAACAAAAATAGAGTGGTATCCACCTTTTTTTTCAAGGTCAAACCCTACTCTAATTTCTGCTGTATCGCCTTTCCAAGTTACACCCTCTTTATTAATCAATGTGCTATACATTTTTCCTGTAGCATACCCTTTACGGCCACCACTAGCATATGGCGAAGCGGCCGATACAACTTGTGATTGTACGTATTCTTGAGATTTTGTTAACGCTTCATCGGCGGCTTCTTTCAACTTCCCGCTTTGTTTGTCTATTCTTGTCAACATTTTTAAAAGGTTTTTATTTGCTATTTCTAATTTAGCCATTACACCTTACCGCCAACCGCTCTTACCTTAAATTGAAGATATTGATTTCTCATATCGATATTTTCCGGCTCGCTTATGATTTCAAACTTTTTACCGGAATCACATCGAACGATAACGCAATCAGTCGTTATATCCGGCCGATACCATGTGTTAATTGTTGCGGTATCAACCATTGTATATACATCGTTACGTTTGTTTTCTGTACCACCAAAAGTTTTAAATGAGCCAAAGAAAAGTGGAGCGTTTGTCTCATCGTAAGATTTAACAACTACTCCACTTTTTTTAACTTCAATAGGTTTTAATATTTTAAATGCGACATTAAACGGGTTTTTAGGGCTAAACATGGTTTACCTCATCCGCCGCTAACTGAATTACACGTTCTGCGAAGTAAGGCGATAATTTTCCATTACCGCCTCCATAGTTCCATAAGTCAGCTACACCTCTAGCAACTATCCCATAGGTTTCTCGTGAGTTGATTTTTTCGCTCGGTACACCGGCGCTCATAAGGTAATAATTTACCTCATCAATAAATACTTGTATTGTGTCATCTAAAAAATCGCCTGTGATACCCAACGCATTTTTTACGCTATCTAAAATATTCATATCAACTCACATCCTTTCTTATTCGCTTTCTACTTGTCCTTTTACTAATACTAGAGAAGCGTTAGATACTGGCTTACCATCAACACCCATTACAGCTTTAATTCGTTGATCTTCAGTATCCCAATCTTGTTTACGTTGAATTGACATATCATAAATAGTATTTACAACGTAATCTTTGAAGTCATAGATAAACGCGAAGTTATCTCCCATTTCTTCAGCATATGGAATTAATACAACTTCACGCCCCGCGAATACACGAGAAATCTTACCATCTAATCCGTAGTTAACACGAGCGATAGGTTGTTTGTTTGTATCAACCATTCCTTCAACTTGCGCCCATGCTTTTTTAGTCATTACCCATTTAGCCGTGTTTTCGTATTCGATAGGTAATGCACCTTCTGCGGCAATCAATTTAGCGAAAGTAGGCTCTCCATCTAATGTAATTGTTTGTCCTTCCGGTGCTTCTTGAGTAAGAATACCTGTAGGTTGTCCTGTTCCTGTTCCTGCGATAAATGATTTTTCTAATGCTGTTGTCATCGCCGCTACTACGTTAGCAATGAATACTTGCTCGAATACAGGTACAGTCATTACAGAAACTTCCATAGACATAGACACTTCACAACGTAATTTAAAGTGTGTGAAACTAATTTGTCCTAAAGGTTTCTTTTGTGGGTCGCTTCCTGCTCCTTCGTTTACCCAAGTAGCAACAGGGCGAACGCTAGAAGTAGGAATAGATAAACCGCTCTTGTAATTCGTACGAGTAACTAAAGGTAAAATCATACCATTAGCTGCGATACCTTCAACAATGCGGTTCATCACTTCTACAGGGATAGCGGCTGTTACATCATCTGTTAATGTGTTGGCACGCATTTCTGCCGGGATTGGTTTTTTTCTTAAAACGAAATCCATAAATGCGCTACGATACTCGAAATTTTCCATTTGTTCCATATTTTTACCTCTCTTCAACCCATAAGTAGCAACAGGATTAAAACGTTGTCCTTGTTCTTGTCCTTGTTCTTCTTTTGGTTGTTCTTCTTCTTTTTCTTTTTCTTCATCAACTTTTGTTAATTGTTTTTCTGCTTCATTCAATTCATCGCGAAGTTTTTTCAACGTTTCTCCTAATGCTCGTACTTCTTTTACATCTTCGGATTTGTCAACGCGTTCTTCAACATCTTTAATTTCTTCTTTTTTAGAACGAATAACTTTTTCTAAATAATCTTTCATCTTTCCTTATCCTTTCAAAATCTTAACTTTTAGTTTTTCAAGCTCTAAAGCGTTATCCAACGCCAAACGATCATTATCCAATGAGCGTTTATCGCTTTCTAAAAGTTTTATATCCCTTAACGATAAATCGGTCGCTTCGTATGCCGGAAATGTTACGGCACTAATCTCGAATACATCCGATATATCGGTAATGGTTCTTTTTGGGTGTTCTTTTTTGATATCATCCCACTCGTAATCGCGGATTAACATCATAAAAGACATACCGGTAATATCGCCACGTTGTACAGCGTTAACAAGATTACTCGACTCTGTGTTACGTGTATCAACATCGGCTTCAAATTCTAATCCTTTATCAGTTACTTTCAATCTTAAAGTTGAGTTTTCGTTATTGTTGCGACTTCTTGCCAAAGGAATTTTGTTTACATCGTGGTTAACAAGAAATCTAACATCTTTTAAATTAGTATTTTCTAATGCTTTTTTATCGATGACTTCATCAAACGGCCCAATGTCTGTTACGCTATCAAATACGATAGCCGTACCACGTAATGTAACAATGTTTGTTTCTTTTTCTTCGCTCCGAATATCGAAAGTATAGTTTCTTCTTTCGTATCCTTTATCTAACTCTTTACTCACTTTCCATCCCTCCGTTATCTTTATTTAGTTCTAATTGATATTGTTTGGCAATTGATACATCTACATAGTTTAACGATTGAAGGCGTACACCTTTTAATTCTTCTAAAGGTTCAAGCCCTAACGCTATTCTCTTTTCATTCTCGTATAATGTACCGCTTTGTCCTAACATATTTATCATTTCTAACGTTTGTGTTGTATTCATAAAGATTAATTCTTTTGGATAAAAAATAATCTCGTTACTATGTGCCAACTCATTAGCACTAAATAAACCTTTTGTAAATGCTTCGCTAAATGCAATAACAAGAGGCTCTAATGTTTTTTGATAAAAAGCCTCGTATTGTTCGCTCGTGAAATCTCCGGTCAAAATACACATAGGGACTCCGAAATGTCTTAGTATTTTTTCATCCACAAACTTTAATGTACTATCATCAACCATTTGTAAATCACGTTTAAATTGAACGATTTCTGCTTTGTTATCCATTCCGATAAATCCGGAGTTTGATTGGCTCAATTGTTCCTCAAACTCTTTTAAA